TGCCTTATCAGTAATAATACTAGTGATAGGCATGAGATTCAGAAAAGTTTTGTATAATTCTTCCGTAAAGATATCAACTGATGTATCAATGTCGATCTGACTCTTAATATTCTTGATCCGCTCGACAGTTTCGCCGTTCTGTTCCGTCCATTGATAATATGCTTCAATGAATTTGATGAAGTTTGGATGATCAGCCCGAACGAACCCAGGAACTTGCGATGATACTAAATTAGATATCTTATTATTAGTTGTCATTATTGTTCAGCATACATTGTTATTTGAATAGCCAATGGATCATTTTCATCTATAGTCAATATCCGATTTCGGAGAGGTAATATGATGTCTTTTTCTGAAGGAATATTGACAGTGAACACATCCGTATCATAATACCGATTTACTGGAGTACCAGTTGATGACACAAACGAATTTAGATATAGGGCTCCTGTTTCATAATCAATAGTTCCAGCATCTGTATTCAATATCACTTTTGTCCCGTCAGATTTGAAATAATATGATCTAATTGTACCAACTTTTGCTTCTAATCGTGTAATAGCTGTTGCACCTGATCCGGATCCATTAGGAGTAATTGTAATATTAGCATAAGTGTAGTTGATACCTCTGTTAGTGACAGAAATTTTAGAAATAATACCATTACTCAAAATAGCTTTTGCTGTAGCTCCAGTACCATCACCTGTAATAGTTATCGTGGGTTCACTATAATAATTGATTCCACTATTCAATACAGTGACCGCATCGATACCAGTTGCTGATCGAGGAGTTTCTTCGAAGAATATATTTCTTGAAGTTCCATTAACATCAAAAGTTTGGATTTCAGGTGTTGTGTATAGTCTATTATTATAATCGCTCTTTTGCAGAGGTAGATTAAAATTGATATCATATGCACTATTTCTTATTGTCAAAGGCACTCGCTTCTGAACATAGATAGTCAGATCACTGCCTGTAATAGACTTTTCAGAATTTTCGATATAAGTTTGAAGCTTAGATTTTCTAAACGATGCTGTAAATTTATTTAATTCAGCATCTATATAGTCGGATATCGAAGCTTTAACATAAGTCAATATTTCATTTGAGGATAGGGATGTTAATGTGCTGTTATAGTTGACTTGGCCTTTTATTAGAATATATGTGTAATCAGGATCGACGATTTCTGGAGATACTGTCATCACATTCCGTCTTTTAATAAGACTAGTCTTAATTTGATCTTTTTCATAATTAGTTAGTTTATAGTTGCCTTTTGTTTTGAGCGACATAAACACTTTACCATAAACGATAGGAAGATTGTCTTCTCCACCCCATACGGTAACTGAGTCGATATTGTTATAATCTTTGGTTAGAATTGTTTCATAATCTCTTATTGTTACTGCACGATTCTGTGTTGTATAGAAATATGGTGCTCTATGCTTGACCTGATTGATAGTTTCTTTATCTGTTCCGCCATAAGATGAATTTGCAGCCGTAATACTAACATTATTTTTATATAATCCAGCGATAGTATCAGACAAATAAAACTTAGAAATATTGTTTGCTATCGAACCTACTGTATCAAGATAGTTACAAATAATGATATTCCCATTCTTAGGCTTTTTACCTATAACATCATCACCAAAATAAATTGTATATGTCAAATCTTCGGCTTCTTCTAGAAAATATGCAGCAGTATTGCTTTTTAATTCTGTAATGTCTTCTGCTATCTTATATTCAATAGTTGATGTATTTGTTGATGATTCTTGAACAGTAATCGTCAATGTATCTGTATCTAGATTTGCAGTAGGAATTTTAAATCTTCGTGTAGTATTTGTTGGATCCATAACAAACTGGAGAGTAGTGACTTCACCCTGTCTCAATTGAGTATTGCTGAAAGTGAATGCACTATCTATTTTAGTTGCTGTGTTTGCATTCCAAGTGACAAATTGATAGTTTATTCCATCTAAGTCTTGACCAAGGAATTTAGTATATTTTTCAAGTGTTATAACATTTGTCGTTTGATCTTCAATATATGTTGGTGTTACTTTTATATTTGCATTAACAAGTGCGCCTTTTTGACTCTGAGGTACATAATTCAGATTCTTGGCATGTGATAATACTGATGATCTTAACTGTGCTGTATCAAGAAACATTTCATTGCCAATGACATTGAGATAATATCCCATATAATGTGTATTATAGGCTAGAACATCAAGAAGGATCGACATACCACTGCCTTCAAAGTCAAAGTCTTGAAATTGATTCTGGCTTCTTAGAAAATTCTTGAGGTTATTTTTGATGCTATCAAAATCAAGCTCTGTTATTCTAAGAGCAGTATTGGATGTGGTCATTTTATCGGATTCTCTCTAAAAATAGATTGATTAATACAGGCAAACTTTTATTTAATATTGTGTATCGTATAGCTACATTGAATCCATTACTATCATTAGACACAGATACGTTAACACTATCCACACTTATTCTTGGTTCATAATTATGTAATACTTCTGTAATAGCATTGCTTATGAAATTAGCTATAAGAGGATAACTATTTTCAAATAATAAACTGTTTACACTGGATCCTATTCCAGGCCTAAACAGTTTATCATAATAATTTGTGAATATTAGATTTCGGACTGATCTTTTTATAGCATCGGGCCCAATCTTTTTAACTACATCCTTTGTTGTAGGATGCGGTATAAAATCTAAATCTAGATCGCTATAATCTGGGTGTCTTGCTATTTGTGCCATAATTGTATTTATATTATATCCTTAACGAGGACCTCTTATAGAAGAAGAAGGAACAGCCGGTGTGGTAACATGAGCGACAATTGGCAAAGCAGGTAGTGCTGGCGGTGCCGGGGCGGCGACAGGAGATAGTCCCATATTTGTTGAAATAGGTGTACCATCAATAGCAACAGTTGCTCCTTTAATAGAAGCCATTGCTCCCGCTGAAACAGTGTACGCGGCGCCCGCTAATGCTGAAATAAATGTTCCAGCCGATTGCATAATAGCACCTCCAGCAAGAAATGACATTAGCGTGGCGGATCCCATAGCTAATATTCCAGGCGTACTAATATTGACGCCTAGCGTTCCCATACTATTTACTTGACCTGCCAATGCAGTTGTATGAACTCCTGTCTGGCCAGATATAAACACCATACCTATATCAGACGATAATCCTGTACTTTTTGATCCCGCTAAAGATAATGATCCGCCTGTTGTAAGTCTTGCATCAGTTTTTCCTGCCATTGACAGACTTCCACCAGTAGCATCAATGTTCACATTTTCACCTGCTCTGGCTGTTATATTTTTACCTGCAATTGTTACATTTTGACGAATAGTAGCATTATAATTTTCGGACGTTATATTATAATCGCCTTCTATCTTCGTATTCATATTACCACCAACGGTAAGATTGTAATCTTTTTCTACTCTAAGGCTTCCTCCACCATCAACAGTAATATCATAAGCTCCTGTAATTTTGACTCTATTTTCACCAAATACCATATTATACTGTCCATTATGCGACACAAATTGAACGCAGCCATCAGGCTTAAATTGAATCATAGAGCCGCCACGATGCTGCATCGTTATATGCTCTCCACCCTTAGAATCGTCCATTGTGAGGCAATGACCAGATCGTGTTTTATGTGTCCAATAATTAGGATATATTCCCGACGCTGGATCATCCCTAGCATCTGTGCAACTGTCCCATTTATCAGGAGTTTCGAACTTACTAATCATGATAATTTATTCCTTTATATATTTCATAATCTTCTAGCTAGATTCGCGCCGCGGCGCGCGCGCCGGCGGCTATAGCAGCTACAGGATTACCACCAGCTACGGCAGAAGCAATACTTCCAACAGCACCGACAGCACTAAGGGCATCGCCTAGCGCGCCGCCCAGTGAACCTAATCCGAATGCTCCAGCACCGCCCACCGCAGCAGCTAAACCCGGTAAACATGGATTAAATGCCTTTGTGATTGCTGTTATCGCAGAAGCTCCTGGTCCTATTGCACTTAGTAAAGATAATGCTGATCCCATAGAACCTGAAGATAATCCATTGATCATACTCATCATTTGCCCTGCTGATCCACCAAATAAATTGCCACCACCTATAGACGGAAAGACACTAGCTATATTCACAGCAGCACCAACAATTTGCATAGCATTAAACGCATCATTAGACGGGCTTTGCCTACTGTTTCCATGTGAATCTATTTGAAATTGTGTTGTGCCATATGAATTTGTGGTTTCATATGAAGTGTAAGCATCATTGTTGAAGTATGTAAATTTATTAATATTATATGAAGCACCTGATTCGCTGTATACAGACCAATTAGGATTGAACAGTTCTTCATTTGGCGAAGAAACATCTAAAATCTTCTGTACTGAATTCCAACTTCTAACTATGCCCAATGCATGTTTAGCAGGAGCTAAATTAGTGTCTGTATAACTATCTATTTTATATTCGGCAGAATCAGAAATAACTGATCCGGAGTGGACAGTTCCAGTAGTAGAATTAGTAGAATATAATACAAGAATGTTTTGATCACTAAGCCAATTTACAACAGTGCCTATTGGAGATGATGTTGTAGAACCTATTGGTTGATCAGTATTTGCGGATACATCGTATGCGGTTTCTCCTAACATAAAGTTGCCTTCGCCCACGCCCAATCTGAGTGTAACATAATTAGATGATATTACTGTCGTATTAGCAGTAACAATGTCTTGATATACCGTTTCACCAGGAAGAAATTCTCCAGCACCCTCTGATAAATCTAATGCTAAATCTAATGCGCCCATTCCATGATATGATGTATTAGACGATAATTCTTCAACACAATTTAATAAATCAGCAACTGTATTACAATCTTGTAATAGATTTACTGCGTTTTGAGTGAATACATCCGGATCCACTCTGATTCCCGTCACATATCCACCAGCATTTAAATGATCGCCTGATTGTGATAGGTTACCAATACTAGTTATTGCATTGATCATCTGAGGAGAATAATTTTGTGTTACTTGCGATCTTGTTTGCTTATTAGCCATAATAGAAGCAACAATTTGACCAATACCCATAATGACCCCTGGTAGATTACTCAATATATCACCATTTAACATTCCTGATGCTGCTTGAAGTGCTGTCGGTATGCCTTTCAATGCAGGCAGTCTTACACCCGCAATTTGAGGCATCGCACTGTGTGTTGGAATACCTCTTGTCATACCATAATTATAAGGGCCCTTTTCACGGATCTTTCTTATTATAGCACCGCCCTCATTTGTTTCATAATAACTTGGAGGACTCATTCTTCCGTCAAACATAGAAGCAAAACTTAGAAATGCTTGGAGAAGTCCAAAATTACCTGGTGTGCCCGCATCGCTATTATTGACAAATCCAAATGGTATACTTCCTCCATACATATCTGATCTGCCAGTTTCATGATGGGCAAGACCAAATGACCCTGCATCCGGGACGCCATGAAATGTGCATTGAGCAGCACCTGTCATTGGTAGTCCACCGCCACTAAGTGCTAGATGATCAAGCGGTACATTTTCACCATGAATAGCAGGTGATTTCATTTGAATTCTGCCAGATAAAGACGAGTCCTGATATTGATCTTCAGGACCTCCTCGCCCAACAACAATCATTGGTACAACATCATGCTGAAGAAATTCATTAGGTAATGCCATACTAAACTTCTCCTTGCCCAACAGTTTGAGATACACAGTCCATAGTTATTGTCGAATAACCGCCCGATCTGATAGTATGTATAAGAGAAACAATAAGATAATTTCCTGATCCATAATTCAATATGCTGCTATCCTGATCGTTTTTTAAATTGATTTTTATCACTTTACCTGCATTGTATATGGGATTCCATGGAACAGTCAATCTTAGAGCAATCTTATCCCTCTCTAAAAGTGCCATTCTTGCTTGTCTTTTTGGTAAATATGTAGATACGAAGTCGGGGCAAGAAAATTGATCTCCAGCAGAACCTTGATTTGACATTGCGATTTTATATACGCCGCCTCCTATACCACAGCCAACACTTTGATCTCCCATAAGACTGAAAAGTCCTATCAAAGGATTGAATATAGCAACCGAATTGATATCAGCACCGGAGCTACCAACACCATTCAATATGTCAGATAACATATCGAAGTCGCAGGGAAATGTATAATTCATGATAGAATATGGATAAGAATATGACGATCCTGTCATATTATATTCAAGTTCTATAATAGGATCTTGTTGAGATAATGAATATAATGATCTGAAATGATGTGTACCATAATTTTCATATGTCATATAATGTACAAATGATGGGTCGTTTCCAGCAGCTAGTGCAGCATTTGCTTGTTGAGACACTACTTGGAATGGATGTTTATTCTCAGCAACGAAATCTCTAGCAGGATCACACTCCTCTATATCAAGTGATCTTGCACCAGCACATGTACTTAATACTTCTTGAACGATAGAGCTTGGCGTTGTGCATTTCCAGGATTTACTAACAAGACTAGCCGCGTCATTCAATAAAGTTTTATCACAAGCATGAAAAGTTAACTCTTCGACGCCTCTATTGATTAGCTTTCTATTATCTGTTGTAAGAGGACTAGTTGATGATCTACCACCCAACCTATATAATGTTTGTGATATGTCAAGAGATGTTTTACCGACAAAATCTCTATAGCTGCTTAGCCCAGGCCTATTAATGCTTATTACTAGATTTTTATTTTTGAAAGTATCAAAGTTTTTAACTGGTATACTATGAAAATAACTATGGACTTTAAAAGATGTTTGTAGACCTGGAGTTAGAAGACTTTCAGCTAATTGAACTTCTCGGATAGTAAAATCACTAAATATATTAGGATCTGCGCCTTCGACTCCCAATTCGAAAGTAGTCAGTAAATCACTATCATTAGAAGTAACTTCTGGTGTATTTGGCGTATCAACCATTCATTATCCTATCAGATTTCTTAAATATGGATTTAATCTGTCGCCTGTTAATTTAGCCAATTCTGTTAGAATTTGCCTATAATATTCAACTTTGATTATTTTTATATCGCGCTTCTTTTCATTTTCCCGATCTTCATAATCATAATATGATATTGCTTCTACAGTAGTAACTTGTGTAACTGTTTGCCCATTCACACTGACAATATCAACAACTGAGTTGGCAAAAGCTGGTGATAAATAATAATCATATGGTATACCCATATCATTCTCAGTTAATTTATCATAATTTATCACAGACCGCCATTCACTTTTTATTCCGGAAAGAGATTCTGTCTTTATTATTACTTTTTCATGATGATGAATGCCTGTCTGAGCAGCATTTACGGTGCCATACTTACTCTCAAGATATTTCTTAAATACTGTACTAGTCATTGGCCAATCATACTGAGGATCATGAATATCATTTGCATATAATATCATCCAATATGCTTCAGGATTACCATATATCTTACTCGCTATTATTTCTGGTGTTTCACCATCTATAATAGATAGATTATAATATGCTGAGATATTACTTAATATATCTTTGATTATACCAATGCGAAATAGAATATTTGTTATGATTTGATAATTTGACTGTTTAGCCTTTACAATATCATACTGTATTTTAGGAAATGTATCGAGAAATGTTGACATTATTAGAATCCCTGTAATACTCTTAGTTTATGAACCATTTCTATTTCTCTGAATCCTAAGTTCATTCGAACAGCAACAGGATATCCATTACTGAATGTAGCATATGCTCCTTGTGGTGCAACATCAACATCTATTCTTTCTAAAACACAAGTACTTATTCTAGGAATATTAGTGTTTTCTACACCCTTATGATAAAAAGTAATATCAAATTCAGCAGGTGGAATAAATGTAAGGCCGGCAAATTCCGGACTGATTTCCGGAGCAGCATGATATCTCAGAGTTTGTATTATATTCTTAATCGTAATTGATTCTTCTTCGTTTCTTGGTGCCATAAGAACTTCAAATGTAAATTGTCTCTGAGTTGTAGTAGAAAAAAGTATTTCTACTCTAGGATTGATAGGATTACCAGATATCTTAGCTACTTGACCCGCAACTGCCGCGGCAGTATTATATATTTTGCCTAAAAATTGAGCACCTGCCGGTAATAATGATGTTACAGCATTTACTACTCCTGTGCCTATTGCTCCGGCTATTGCTGTTAGTGATATATTTTCATACTCATTAACACCCGTAAAAGTTAATCCACTAGGCATAAATAGAGCAATTGATTGTGCTATTCTTCTTGTTCCGCGTTTAAGCGCTCCAAGTTCTGCTTGCTTAGCACCAGTAATAGCTCCTGCTTTACTAAATCTGAGCGTATCCACTTTCGAATAATTATTTACTAAGGGTGTTACTGTTGCTAATTTTCCAGACAAACCTCCTCTGGATTTACCTGCTGAATCTGTCGGCACATTAATATTAATAACCATATAATGATCCATATAACTCTGTCCTAAATCTCCTGGAAAAGTAAGATATGAAAAATCATATTGAGATTGGCCAAGTGTAGTACTATCGACTATAGTCTTCGCAAGAGGATCAAATTTAGCTAAATTGTCTACAGCTGCACCAACTATATTAGTATATGTCTTTGGATTTGCAACTTTAATACTATTATTATCATCTTCAGCCATTTAATAACCTTCATGAAAGAGTGTATTATATATATTTATATGAAAACTTATAAAGGTAAATTCCGCCCGAAGAATCCAAAGAAATATCAAGGTGATCCCACAAACATAATTTACCGTTCCTTGTGGGAATTGCGGGTCATGAAGTCATTAGATGAGAATGCGAGCATACTTGAATGGAGCAGTGAAGAAATTGCTATTCCATACATTTCTCCAGTGGATTCTCGCTTTCATAGATACTTTCCAGACTTTAAAATCAGAGTTAAAAGATCCGATGGTACATTCAGGACTACTATTATTGAAGTGAAGCCTCATGCTCAGACCAAAGAACCTGTTGTCCAGTCTAAAAAGACAAGGCGCTATATAACTGAAGTCATGACATGGGGAGTCAATCAATCTAAATGGAAGGCTGCTATAGAATATTGTGCTGACCGAGACTGGGATTTCAAGATTATCACAGAATATGAACTGGGGATCAAATAAATAGTCTTATGGCAACAAAATATCAAGCTAAAGAACTTCAAGACTGGTTTATTGGGAAAGCTCGCAGTGCTGCTGGGTATCGTAAAAATATTGTCAATAATGATAAGCGAGGTGCTGATCATGCTATCATCGGCAAAATGTATTTTTTCTATTATGATCCGAAGCATAAAAGAACATTGCCAGTATATGATAGATTCCCACTGGTTTTCCCTATCGAACTATACTCTAATGGATTTCTTGGTTTGAACATTCATTACTTATCAGGTGGAGAAAGATCAGCCCTGATGGGTAAACTTCAAGAATTCAGAAGTAATAGTACTTATGACGAAAACACACGACTTAAAATGTCATATAGTCTATTAGCAAGCACAAAGAGCCTAGCATCCGAAATGCGTCCATGTATTAAAAGATATTTATTTACTCAAGTCAGGAGCAGATTTATTGAAATTATTGCGCCTGAATGGGATAAAGCTATTCAGTTACCTGTAGAAATGTTCGTAAGAAAAGGATAAGCATAATGCCCTCCCCCGATTGGATTGTTGACAATCCACCCCAAACATTAGACATGGTATCTTTTTGGCAAAGATTAGATGAGTTTGGCGGTTTAGGCAAAACTTGCCGATATGCTGTCATGATCAGACCCAAAAATACCACATCTAATATAAATGGTGTTTTCGACGATCTTACATATCTTTGTGAATCTACTGAATTTCCAGGTAGAGGATTTAATAATGTTGATGTCAAAGGATATTACGGTCCTGATTTCAAGATGCCCTTTCAAACTTCTTATGAAGACATTAATATGACTTTTATATGCAGAACAGAATCTTTCGAAAGAGAAGTTTTTGATGATTGGATGGAAAAAATAAATCCAACAAGCACTTTTGATTTTAATTATAGAGATGATTATAGCGCAACAATTACTCTATTTCAGATGACAGAAGTTGAAGATAGTGATGGAAGCGGTGAGCCTGGTACTTCATATGCGTTTACATTATATGATGCATATCCAATTCTTGTTAATCCACAGCCAGTAACATGGGCGGATGATAGCTATCAGAGACTAACAGTTGCATTTACTTATAGTAAGTGGAGAAGAAAAGGTAAAGATGATGTTAATGATACTAGAAGTAGTTCATTATCAAAGTTTCCGAGTTAATAATATTAAAATAATGAAAGGTTGATAATAATGTCATTACCAAAAATAGATGTTCCTACATATGAATTGAAAATTCCTTCAAGCGGAAAAGAAATAACTATACGCCCATTCCTGGTCAAAGAAGAAAAGTTGCTTTTTATCGCAGCAGCATCAAAAGATGAGAATGAGATAATCAAGACAACAAAACAGATTATTAATAATTGTGTTATCGAAGGTGATGTGGATGTTAATACTCTACCATTCTTTGATATTGATTACATTTTTATCGCTCTTAGAGCTAAGTCTATTGGTGAAGCAATTGAAGTGACTTTTAATTGTAATAATACTACTGATGATGGCATCACATGCGATAATAAGTTTTCTACAAAAATTGATATAGCAAACTGCTCGATTGTCAAGAAAGAGGGCATTTCTAATGATATAGTCCTTTCGGGCAGTCTCAAAATCAAAATGAAATATCCTAGCTATTCTATGATGAAAGCTATCGATGAGAATGATCTAAATCTTGAAAAGAAAATCAAAATTATAGCGCATTCAATCGATCAGATTCTTGACAAAGACAGTGTATATACGAATAAGGACTTTACACAAGAAGAACTGATAACTTATATCGAAGGTCTCACTCAAGAACAATTTAAGAAATTAGAAGTCTTTGTTGATAATTTTCCTACATTCGTGATTAATGCTGAAGCTAAGTGTAATAGATGTGGATATGATCATAACATCAAGTATAATGATTTTTACAGTTTTTTTTTCTGATGATGGGATATGATACTTTAATTAATTATTTTAGAACCAACTTTGCATTGATGCACCACCATAAGTATAGTCTTAATGATTTAGAAAATATGTTGCCATGGGAAAGATTTATATATGTTGATTTGATCAAACAGCATATAAAAGAAGAAGAAGATAGAATAAGAGAACAAAAAGCTATGCAAAAATCTCAACAAAGAAGAAGATAATAAATGGCAATTGATCCAAAAAGTCTGACAATAGACTATAAGACTCTCATGAATAATACTAGTATTTCAGAAAGAGTTGGCCTAACCAAATCTTCGGCTGGTCAGCAACTATTGTCATCGCTATCCCCCATAGATTTAGCTGGTGCATTTCCAGATTATTATAAAAAAAATAATCCTGATGTTTCCGGTTTTATCGAGGCTACATCGCGCCGATATGGTAAAGGCAAAGATAAAACACCGGGAACAGAATTTGCTCAACCTGCTGAACCCGGTAGTAAAACAGGTCCTAGTAATCTTGGAAGACAGAGAGAGGGTGGAAGGACAGCTTTAGAAGCTGTAGAGAAAGCAGCAACTGGTTCCACTTCGAAAAATAGTCAATATTGGGCAAAAGCTTCATATAATTCATTTCTAGAAGCCGGAGCCTCAGATGCACAGGCTCGAGCCTTGGTTAGGCAAGTGTCGAGAGAAAACAGTTTTAATCCAAATTTAATGTTTGGCACTCACAGTGAGCCCGCAAAAAATGCTGCATATGGAAGAACAAATTATGGCATATTCAGTTGGGGTGATCCGGCTAGAGTTAAAGAGTTTAAGTCCTATATGACTAGCGCCGGTATTATGGATAAAGATGGTAAAATTATCGTAGACAATGAGACATATCTAAAAGCACAAGCCAGATTTGTTATGCAAACAGAATTACCAAAAACTAAAAATGGGCAAGCATTCTTAGATAATAAAGATATTGATACAAAAACTGCTGATGCCCAGATGGCTTCATATCTTGGATGGGATTCTATTGGCAAATATCATAATGTGGAAAACTCTAGAAAAAGAATGGATGAAGGAACAGCTACACTTAATGCTGCTTTAAAAAATAAAAATTTAGAGCAGTTACCCATGAATCCCACAAAAGCTGATATAGACAAAGCAACAGTAACATTAGCAAATTCGAAAAATACTAGTGGTCTTCTTGTTCCTGGGTTTTCAGGCACAGTTGGAAGTATGCCTGGAGATCCTAGAGATAATGGTCATCGCGCACATGCCGGCACAGATATTTCTATGCCGTACGGATCTCCTCTGCGCGCAAGACAAGATGGTGTTATTATTAAATCGGAGATACAAGACACTAAAATAAATAGACGCTATGGAGGAACATCTGGAGGTATTATAACAATTAGATATACTGATGGTCACATAGAAAAACATATGCACACATCAGATCAATATGATGAAGGCGGACCTGTTGTTAAAGCTGGCCAAGTCGTAAGAGCGGGGGACGTGATAGGCAGAAGCGGCGTAGCAGCAAAAGTAAATCATTTACATATAGAAGGTAGAAGGGGAGCTAATCTTACACTTGAGGAGATGCAAGAAATCGTAGCCGCCAAAGGTCCTGGAGCTTTAGAACAAGGGCAATATGCGGGAAAATACGTTGATCTATCGATGCTATACAACTTCAAGCGCGGCGAGAAAGTCGAGACTGGAAAAAATCAGGATGAAACAAATGGTCGGCAACAACAACCACCTCCCAAAACTATGGCAGAGGCTGCTACTGTTATTCCTTTAGCTCCAAGATCACAACAGCCAGCAGCACCAGAAACTGCTGATGTTCCTCGCGCGCGAACTCGCGGATTAGCTAATCCGCCAGGCGGACCTCCTGCGCAGGAGGTTCAACCTCCTGAGACTATGGCAGGTGCAGCAGCAAAAGCTCGTATTCCTTTTGTTCCAGGACCACAACAGTCACAACAACAATCATATCAACTTAATATGGAACAACTCAGAAAAGAAGCTAGAGAAAAATATGGATTTCTAGCGCCTTCTGATGATAAAGAACTCGATAAGAAGATACATGCTAAATTTAAAGAAGAATATGGAATTACACCAGATGTCAGAGGCCGAGTTCAAGCTACTCCTGAAGAATATAATAAAGTAAAAAGTAAATTTAATGCTGCTTTTCCAGGCAAGAACGAGAATGATTATATAAGCAAGATAGAGAAAGAGCAACAACAATCGGCATTAGAACCGCATGCGGTACCGCAGCGCGAAGCTGCCGTTGCTGCATATGGCGATGAACAAACAACATCAGACCAATATAATATCAAAGCATTTCCAATAAAAGATGATTTAAAATCGGGTAATGAAAATACTGCTTTAGTCGATATGACACCAGGCAAAGAGCCGCAAATGGTGACTGCGATGAATTCAAATGAGACGATAACATCAGAGCCTGATAAGAATAAATTTGGTGTTACGCCCGAATTTAAAAATAGACCTGATCAGTTAAAATCAAAAGAAGAAGATAAGACTCAAAAAGAAGCTATGCAAAACTTCGAGAATACACAAGAGAGAATACAGCAGAATGCGAATAATCCACCATATTCACCTATTAATATAGCAAGTCAAATAAATGATGTAGTTCCTACAGATCATGTTCTAAATTCCACAATGGGAAGATATGTAGCTAGAACTAATTTCAGTGAACAGGGCCAACATCATAGCTATGGTGCAGCAAACTATAAATCAAATTATGGATAAAAAAAAGAGGGGAATTTCTTCCCCTCTTGTAACTTTTAGTCATCAGCCAAGGCTCTGAAAGCCTTCAGATCATCATCATCATCAGTTGATACAGATTGTCTGCTGGATGCTTGCTTAAAGACATCTTCCTTCGTGGGAACATCTGCCTTACTAGGCTTATTCTCAAGTCGAATCTCAAGAACTTCTTCAAGATGCTGCTTGAGATACTCATAAGACTTGAAATTCTTTGGATCAAGAAACTCGCCCAATGTGTGTTCTTGCTTCCAAATCTTCTCTAACTCAGCATCATCATCAAACAACGGCTTGGGTAGGTCAAACACTGATTGATCATAGTTTGGATAACCCTCGACTGTCCGAATACGAAGCTTGAAGTTAGCGCCCTTCCATAGATCAAAAGGATTTACTGGTACATCACCTTCAAATTCAGGATTCATAAGAAGAGTGATCTTATCAAAAATCTTCTTACCATACTTGAATAGGAAGATTTTACCCTCATTTTCTGGATGCTTAGGATCAGAGATTACATAGATGTTAGAAACATAATGTAATCGGCGCTTCTGTTCCCGGGCCTGCTTGCGAGTCGGTGAATTATCATCAGATGAGATATTCCACAACTGGCTATTATAATCAGAAACAGGATCCTTCTGATTAAGAGATGTCAGTGAGTTTTCAATATACCACTTACCATTAGGGCCCTTAAAGCCATGGTCGAAATACCGAACCCATGGTAGAGCATCATCGCCATCGACCGCAGCCGAAGGAAGGAATCGGATAACAGCAGAACCATTACCTGACTTATCCCGTTCGAGCTTCCAAATACGATCATCTGTCTTCTTATTATCGAATGCTCCAGGCGAATTGATCTTCTCAATCTCTTTAGTGAGTCGATCAAGCGAGGACGAAGACTTCTTTAGTGTTGCAAAGTTTGACATTGTATATTCTCCATTGTATGTTTTGTATGTACAGCTTATTCACAATCATCATAATATAGAAGTATATAGTATCATAGAAATGTGTGTGTGTCAAGCAATTTTCTCTTTTAGTATATTCTTTATTTTCTCTTTATCGTATTCGATGAACGGATACAATTTCTTTGAGATGAGCCGAATCTTCGACCAGATTATATCATCCTTACCATATTTACTATCATACTTGGCCGAAAAGCTTATGAACTTATCTAGTATTGAAAATGTCTCAAGGGACACATCGCCTTGAAGATAAGCATGAATTATTTTAGGATAATTATCCTTACAAACTTTAAAGATTGAAGAAATATCAGATGTAGAAGAAAATAGTTTATCTACTTCATTATTAAACATATATGAAATAGATTGTTTCCTTTTTAGATATGCTTTATAATTATCCTGAGCTTCTTCTTGTAATAGATCACCGACCCATTTTCTATCTTTGATTAGATTAGACACAAGATATTCGGTCATCTCTTTTTCATCACAAACACGGCATAGTTTTTGAAATTGATATCTATCTTTGCGAGACAGAAACGATTCTTTACTTGCATTTATTTTTCCATTATACTTAAAGAAATCATATTCTTCTTGAGTGAAATGGTTCTTCATCGCAAGATAAAGACAATAACAATTATAAGCTGGCATTCTCATATTTAAATTGGGAGTCTATTTGTTTTTGATTTAGGAAGAAAATTAAGATTTTCAGCTTCAGTCTTGATCTTAGCTTTGAGTGCACCAGATATTAATTTAGCAGCAATCTCTATTTCAAATCCTGTATTTTCACAATATAGCACAATAGCATCCATATATGATATCATCTTGGTTTGAGCTATTGATTCAATCTCTAATGAAAATTTCAAAATTTGATCTTTGCTTGACATGATTTACTTCTTAAATACAAAGTTAATATTCATTCTATATTCCGAGAATCGAGGAGACGAACTCGCATGGACAATCGTATTATCAAACAACATAGCAGCACCTTTTATATGAGGAACTCTTTTGTTAATTGTATAATCTTTTTGCCCCTGCTTCTTTTCGTTAAAGAAGAAAGTGTCGCCATCCGCGGTATTTACATAATATAAAAATATTTCACCCTCATCTCCCAAGTCTGTATCTTTATTGTAAAGATCAAGGTGTGGCTTATGATAAGCATCTTCAGGAAATTCATTCCGCTTTGTGTATAGATTAGCTTTAACACGGACGATTCGATCCGAATATGATTTACCTGTTACCTTTTCTAGCTGAATAATAAGTGGAACAAATGGCTTGATATCATCTGCTGTAGTGCCGTGAGCTTCACATCCTAATAGATTGACAAAATATGGAGCATTATCATTTGATATTGTTTTGATATCATCATCTACAGTATTAAAATACCATGGCATCTTGAACATAGCATGTTCAATCTTATCTTGAGCTTCATTATGAATAAAATTATCAAAAAATCTCATTATATAATCCTATAGTTTTCACATTAGATTATGGCACGGGAAACAACAATATCTACTATTCCCCGTGCCATATGATTTTATTAGCCGAAAATCTTAGTATAAAGATCCTTTACCCTTTGTGGTTGAGGTAGAAGATTCCAACCAACAACAGCGCCAGCAACGAAAGCAACTACAACCGAAGTCGTAAAAAATGTGAGCATTTTATTTCCTTTCAATAAACTCTTTATATGATTCAGCGAGTGCAAATACTTCAGATTCACTAGGAAAATTCGGCATTTCAATTAGTGGATATGCCGAAGGATTAGTTAATTTAGCAGCATCAATTTTAGCATAATATCCTTCTGTTAGACTCTGCTTTGCTAACATAAGAAGTTCTAATCTTAGTTCATATGGTGTTTTACTCATAATAATCTCCTGTGTTGTGTGTGTGTTTAGATTAGATACCGATTACCACTTAAGATTGAATAGTGGAACCGCTCCGCCAGCAACTACACCGCCAGTAACTGCACCAGCAGTGATAGCAGCAACTTCTGATGCGCCAGCAATAGTGCCGAGAGCACCACCAGCCAGTGTACCAACACCTGCTGCTTGCATTGTACGGCCTAGTTGTGGTTGTGCGGGCTTAACGATTGTGCCTCCGACGAATAGTGAACCTGCAACGATAGCAACGACTGCGAATGGAATCATTTTTATTTCCTCTCATAAGCGACTGTAAAAATTATTCATCATAAGAAGTCGCGTTATCTCATGATAAAGGTGGCAGCTTTATTCTGTTTCTATGAAAAGCTGCCGAAAACACAATGAGACTATGCCGCTAAGCGCATCTCAAATGGAGCATTATCGTTTGCTGCATTTACTTGTTTTGATCATTAGGTGATCAATCCGATATCTCCGTTTGCCCTTCAACTGTGTTCGATCCTATTCACCCCCATCATAAACAGAGGACTCTCCATGTCTTTACGGTGATCAATCCGTTATCCCACTTCATCGAGCCAGCGTCCTGTTCCTCTGTTTATGGTGGAGGTGGGGGGATTCGCACCCCCGTCACATCAGCCTATCGTCAAACATCAACGACATCAATATATTTATAATAGCATATCTGAAGCAGAATGTCAAGCGGTTTTTAGCCCATCTTCAAATAACTTTGCCTCATCTTCACGCCGAACAATCAGCCCTCGCATTGTTGGCCAGAGTCGCTTCATAGAACGAAACTCGGAAGGAATCTTATCGAAATCTTCATTAGCCATATGTTCCTTAATTGATCGCATTTCTTTACGCCGGTCACCGTCCATAGAGAAAGATGCACCGCGATTATATGCAAGAGATACAAGAGCACCAAATGAATCTTCTGATAGCTTGTCTGTGTTTGGCAGAGCGCGTTTTACTTTAACACACCATTCGGGCATATCAATATTTGAAAATACATCATATGCTACATTCCATGGAATATCAATCTCACCGCGAGCCTCTGCAAGTCTAGCATGAGCTTTTTCGCCTGAAAGACCAGCATATTTGACCAGACAATCAACCATATCATCTGAAATCTTGCCAGTCCAGTCACTCCGAATCTTAGCTTCATTTGCATATCCCAGATCATACCCGACAGCGATTGTAATACCTGATGCACCGCCTGGCCACTCTGGCTTGCGATACTTCTTTTCATAGTATGCTTGTGATGTGACTTCAGTAGCAACAATCAGATCAATCGCTCTTTTTGATGGTTTATCAGCCATATCAATTTCCTTTCATGTCAACTATTTTTCAGAGTCTGATTCAATATATTCTATTTATGACAACCTATTTCTTCTTTTTACCCGATATGGATTGGTAGCTCTATAAGGCTCAATTACTCCTTCATCACTTATTGAAATAATCTTATCATATTCAAGCCCAGTCAAGACTGAGATAATTCCGTATTTGATACCCTTTGTATGATTCCACCATGCACAAATACCATATGTCAATACTAAAACAAATAGCATCCACGGTTCAAGATACATGAAAAAACTCCTTCTTATATGCTAAGATTTTACTCATTAGATTTTCAATATGATCTTTCTTATTTTTGATGAATACTTGTGGATAGTCTAGGCCATCCACAGATATGATAATAACAATCTGATCTATAGGTTTACCAACTCTCTCTTCATACATTTCAGCATAGGCAGTGCCCTGCTCGAAATAGTTTTGGATATATGATTCTTTCTTTTCTCTCAGCGATGTCTTGAAATCTATCACTGAAAGAACACCATCATAATCACCAATAACATCCGTTCGTCCTGCTGTGCCTAATTTCTCTGACCATAACTGAGCTTCAATATAGTGTATATTATCTATCTTGTCGAGTGTTTCTTCAGCATCTCGAAAAGCCTGTTTCATATCAGGCATGACACCTTCAAATAATGTTTTGTCATTACCAATATACTTTTCCATCATAGCATGGAACTTAGTTCCGCGAGTTGCTGCTCTATTTTTAATTTTAGTAGCAGTCTCGACTCCGACTCGATCAATCCATTTCTGAATGCCTTCTTTACCGAAGTGACCAAGAATAGTAGTGACAGAAGGTAGTTTATTACCATTAGGCGAAATATAGAATCTCTTGCCGTCTATTTCTTGGACAACAAGAGGTTCTAATACAGGCACATCACTTACATAATTAAAAGTTTTCATGCATAACCCATTTCTGTTTTCTGTATGATATAATCTCTGACAAGATTGCTCCGAACGATATCTGATTGTTCAAACTCTATATGTTTGAAAGTATTTATTCTATGTGTTATTCGCATGAACTGCGTAATACCCTCTTTCTCATGTGGCTTATTTAAGTCTGTTTGTCTGAAATCACCACAAAAGATAACACGACTATTATTACCAATGCGCGTCATGATAGTGTCGATTTCTGGAAAAGTTAAATTTTGGGTCTCGTCTATCATCACAATAGCATTATTAAATGTTAGGCCTCTGAGAAATGAGGTAGTTGTAAATTCTATTAACTTTTTAAGTTTGAGTATTTCATATCCATCACCTCTACCGAATATATCATCACATATTTCTTTATAAGGTTCTTCAAATATCTGAGTCTTCTCTCTTATATTTCCAGGAAGAAATCCCATATCCCTTGATGAAACTACTGAACGAACTATTATTATCTTATCATAAAGTGAGTTGATTGTCAAGACATTTTTTAAAGCAAGATATAATGATATGAATGTTTTTCCTGTACCTGCATATCCATGGAGCATTAGATTATGCCCTTGATTATATGCGTCAAATGTTTTTTGTTGATTTGGTGTGAGAGGTTTTATCGGGCGTAGGTCGAAGTGTGATATTGTTCGCGGCTGAGACAATGATATATTACGAGCATTCTTATTCTTTTTTGTTTTAGCCATTTTTTCTCCTTGAAAAGAAAAGCGAAAGGGCCTACCCCAATAAGAGGCAGGCCCTATTTTTAGTTATATAAAAATGACAGTCTCTTGTTTATACTCAAATTAAATTTCTTTCGGTATTGCCCATCGTTTATTTGAGATAGCATCTGAACCTGGATTAGATGCTTTGATTTTACCAAGGACAAATTTTTGGAAATCTGCCGGAGGTTTAGTGATACCCATACCAACAGGATCTCCTATCATAATTGGTCTAATCACATGGCGAAGATTCTTATTATTTTCCAATATAGTTTCTAATTCGGAGTATGATATCATCTCATCCCGAGTTTCGCCAGTCTTCATATCTTCAATAGTATAGATGGGCATTAGTACTCTCCTCACTTCTATTTATAATATCATAATCAGTTACAAGGAACTACTCTCCGATTTTCATCGATCAATAACAGATTACCCATCTTTGACATTAGATATGTCTTGCCGTCGATACAAACACTATTCATATTCTGCTCAACATCAAAAGTTCCATTACTTCTGACGTTGATTTTAGAAACAGAATCTGTATTACAACTAGCAAGCAATACAGAAGCAGCCAATAACGATGTAATAACAAAAAACTTTTTCATTTCAGTTCCTCATGTTTCATTTCAAATACTCATATTCCTCGTGATCGCAATGCTGACAATAGACTACTTGCTTACCCTTGCGAAAATTGATAGACGGATATTCTTCGGTTCCGCACTTGGGACACCGTTCCTCCGGTGGCCACGGTTTGATCTTGCCATTCTCAATCTGGTCGTCAGGCCAAGGCATGGTCGCTCATCCTATATTAGGGTGACACATAAGCGATGATACGGGACTTGGGATATACTGCTATAGCGACTCTCCGATTATGATTACCAGATTTGAGAATTGGATTACCTCTTTCATCAAAACTAACGACGACTCCGACATGACCACCGCCTCGCCGCGACATTACAGCAACTGAACCAATTTGTGGCGCCGTGTGTGGAAACTTCAACCAATTTTTTGCTACCCATAGATCGCGACGATTCTCACCGAAAATCTGCTTAGAAAGCCAGCACCCGCACCAGGCCCCAGGACAATCAGCAGGGCGACCAGAACCTTCTTCTCCGGCAGGAGAAGCAATAAGGTATTCACCTTTGTTACGCTTCTTCTGCTTCTTATTAGTCTTTGTTGGCGTTGATTCACTTCCGTCTTGATTATTATGGACCAAAGCACCGTCGATATATACTGGATATGTCATGTCAATTCCAGACTGTACAGCCTTTTGGCTACGGAGAGGCTTTGCTTCACTCTGAGAGATGAAGCTGCTCATGCCAAATAAAATTGTCGCTATGACTAAAAAAGTAATTTTTCTCATAGTACGTTTCCTTTTGTTAACTCGCAAACATAAAAATACAGAACAACAAATAAATTATATATTCTGTTTTTTATGAAATTGAGGATATTAAGTGGTCTTATTGTTGACCGACTATATTAAACCAAATCGAATCAAAGATTTCTTTGTCGTTTGGATAATACATATTGAAATAGTTCCAAGCAGCATCATAGTCCTTTTCCAAAATAGCTTCCTCTGCTAGTTCGACTATATCTTGAAACAACGCTTTATTTTTTCCCATGATATATCATATCACACATAATGAGTCCTGTCAATCGTTGTAGTATTTATATAACAAGCCATTCTGGCGGTGCTCTTTTTGTATACTTGTGCAGATGGGCTTTGCCCAATTTATAGTAATTCCGATAGTTTTCGACTGGTTTTGACGATATTCTAAAAATATCTGGCATACAAGATGGAATTTCTGTCATATCATACTCTTTTAGATTGATTGGAGGTGAAGTTAGAGTATATGCAATACTGCCAGCACACTTATGCTGCTTGCCATATCGATATGTATATTCGAGTAACAATGCAAAAAAATGATCTGTTAGCCAATTATAATTTTCAATTGAACTCCGCGCCCAGATATTTGAAGGATGATTTACATGAGTTGCTTTATATAAAACTGATTCGCGCGAATCTGGAAGTTCCCATCGTTTCATCTTACGATTACCATTCGTATCAATATATTCTTGCCCATCAAGAACACGATGAGCAGTAGATAAAAGTTGAGCACTTTCAAGAATCATCTTGACAACATGTTTATCAACCAATGACTGTGCTGCTATTGCTGGAGATGTGTCCACGAAGAAAATATTCATATGTTTTCCATGTTATAAAAAAAGAGCCAGGAATAAATCCCGGCTCGTAGTTGGACCTATCTAGATATGATATCACACAATCTGCTTAATGTCAACACCATCAATCGAATCCCAGGAGGGATCAACTGTAGGAACAGTCTTAGCAGCAAGCTTCTCAGCAGCGGCCTTGATCTTAGTAAGATTATTGACGGGCTTCTTAGGAACGACGGTAATAATCTCAGCAACCTTTGCAGGCTTCTTTACATTAGATACCTTAGGCTGCATCGAGCGAAGTTCAGCAGCATTCTTAGGTTCGGAGATCATCGTATAAGATACGACATTGCGGCCGTCTTTCTTAACTTCGAATTCGAATCCCATGATCTTAAGATAGAGGATCCACTTTGAAGCATAATTTCCAGTATCAACACACTTGTTGATTTCCGAAGGAGTGACAGGCACACCCAGCTTGATTACAGCAAGGGCGCGAACCTGAGGAGGAATTCCGTTAGATTTAGCATTGCGAGGCATAGTAGTTATATTTTCCTTTGGTTTAGTTCAGTTTAGATATCTTATCACAAGAATCGTAGCCTGTCAAGCGACAATCACATATATCTTTTGCAAGAGACTCAATTGAGTCTTGGGTAACACAGAGGGCATTAATGCCATCAAGCCAATTGTTGATATGCTTAGTGGTGGTTTTCGAAAACTTCTTAGTAGTCCGAAAGTAACCGATACTAGGCACGTGTGCAGCAACAGGTATATTATATGAGCATAATATATAGTTGCCGCGCACGATCATTACGATCTGATTTGGTCCGATTTCACATAATTTCATTTTATGTTCTCATCGACTTGATTCCAGACTTGATTCCTGACTTGATTCCAGACTTGATCCCGGACTTGATTCGAGACTTGAATCCAGACTTGATTCAAGACTTGATTCGAGACTTGATTCAAGACTTGATTATAGACTTGATTATAGACTTGATCCTCGACTTGTTTATGGACAGATTTCATTTTATGTTCTCATCGACTTGATTCGAGACTTGATTCGAGACTTGATTCAAGACTTGATCGCGGACTTGATTCAAGACTTGAGACCAGACTTGAATCGAGACTTGATTCCAGACTTGATCATAGACTTGATTCCAGACTTGATTCCAGACTTGTTTATGGACAGATTTCATTATTAGATAGACTGGAAAGATTTAGCGATGTTTTTATTATTATATTTTCCCGTGATAGACCACTGCTTGAAAGCTTTACATTCGAGTCCGCTAATCGCACAGATATTAGCTTTCGAGCAACCATCACACGGAATAGACATCTTGCTTGTCGGCATTCCCGAGTCGACCTGCTTAGTGGCGCGGCCGTTCGCAAATGAAGAGTCAGTAGCACAAAAGTCATAGAGGCGGTTCATATTGGTAGACATAAGTGTAGGTCTTTCTTTTCGTGTTTCGATTAACGCTTGAACGTCTTAAAGCGGCTCTTACTAGGAGCACACACAGTGATCTTGCCACCCTTCTTCAAGAAAACGGCAACAAGCCCGCGAGATTCGGTCATATTTTCGCGCTTGTTCATCATGGCCACAGTGTAGGTCTTATATTTACGCTTGTTCATAGTGTAGGTCTTTCTTTGTCTGTTCAACTTATGCTATTAGAATAGCAGTTATTCCGTATAGAGTCAAGTGTTATTATCACATAGCTGCTATGCGGAAATGCATGGCTCACTGAGTATTCAACATTGGGTTGTATTGGAATATAAGTTCGCGTTCCCGGGCATGAGCCGAAGCTTTTCCTCTAACGATTTCAAGTATTTGGAGAGTAAATGCTTCAGGACCATACTTCCGGATCGCTTTGCAAAGCTTCCAGTCGCGGTTTTCAGTCAAAGCGCGTCTTACATGCTTTTGCCACCGGCGACGCATGGACCGCTTCGGGGCCTGGGCTTCAACATATGTGATACCGATATAAGACTTAGGGCCTAGGGATATCTCATATATGATATGCTTGCGGTCACACCGAGCTTTTCGTTTCTTGATCATGAGTATATATTACCATGAACTCGGAAACAATGCAAGAGAAATCGTAGCAATATTGTTGCGAAGATTATGAAGGCTCCATAACAATATTACTACAACTTTTAGTATATGCTATAAATAGTTACTACTTATTGTAATACTTCTCTATGTCTTCCATATCATCACTATGTTCTGACCATACTTTTTTCCAGTTTCGCACAGGTCGTCGATGTTCTTGATGAAGTTTTTTATTACGCTTTCGGTCTTCTTCATCATAATCATCATAATCTTCACGATACGTATTATTTTTTAGTGTCATGGTATTATACTAAATTTAGCCCTCTATTGTTGAATTTGTCAGTCCAGTCAGAAAATGATGGCCCATGCCCTACTGGGTCACCAAATAGAAATTGATAGTGATGTATAAGTTCATGTGCTAGTACTTCTACAAAGAACAGTTTAGATGGATATTTTTTATTCATAGCCAATTTGATATATTTCTCGCCTTTTTTATTTACATCATATACATAATATGCCCAACATTTTCTTCGCCATCCTATTTCAATATTATCAATGTCTGGTAGTTGATTATTAAATATTTCTCTGTTTATTATTCTTGACCACTTGATACAATCTTCTTTTGTTGTTATATATGTATTTTTGTTTTTATCATTCTTCAATTTAATAAGTTTAGATTTATGTTTATGTATCCTTGACATTTATCTATATCCCCATTTAAGGTTTTCATGATAAAGATACGCATCAAACGCATATTAGAACAATTCAGGAAAAGCTTCCTTTACGATTGTAGCATTCAGTCCTTTTACTTCTTGTTTCTTAAGGAGCATATTAGCAAAAATCTTTGCTTCTTTTTCTTCAAGACATTCTAGTGTTTGAATAAGAAGTTGCTTCTTTCTATCATTAGATAAATTTGGGCTTACTCTAGGATTATTCTTTTCATATAGATATATCCTATCAAGTTCTTGATGAATCGTGCTATACCCTAGCCCAATCGGAGCATCTGAGGACTTATATTTTGGCATCTTCTCAAAAATGAATTCGATTCTTGGATCATATGTGCCCTGTAATACGTTTCTTAATTCATATGTATTATTGTCCTTAAGCACCTTAATTCTTTCGGGCTTAGTTTTGGCCTTCTCAAATTCTTCAAATACTTCATGTATGTTCTTTTTCATAATTTATTCCTTATTAAAATTCATCGATTATGGGAATGAGGTTCTTGAGTCTATTCTCAATAAAATATGTGAGTAGCTTCTGCCTGCTATTCGGCTTTGTATTATCATATGCGTCAACAATCTTCGACTTGATGCTTTCAGGTGTATAGTCTAAATCTACCAATGTCTGATTTCTCTTGTATCCTCGAAGCATAGTATCATTTACACAAAATTCTATTGGATCACTATTAATCCATTCTGTAAGTCTCTTCTTATTTATGACTTTCTGGCGCTCACCTATCACGAAAACATTGTCGGACGACAGAAAATTAGGCACTCCATCCCCTCTATCACCACGAATAATATGCTCTTTTAGATAAGAAAGTGGATTCTCATTCTTGATAAATCGCTTGAGTATAGGGCTATACTGAGATACCGAAGAATACTTCTGGAGTTGAGCGAAGTCTTTGTCCGAGGACAAAATGAGAATGTCTTCGTTCGATGATAATCGAGCAGACAAAACACCGATAACATCGTCCGCCTCCGCACCCTCGATATCAAGCACACGATAAGGAAAGTTAATCTTAAGTTCATCCCTGATTTTGTTCAGTGCCTGAAAAATAAGATTCCAATCGAGATTAGACTTTTCACGGTCTTTCTTACGGTTAGCTTTATAGAACGGAAAATACTCGCGGCGCCAGTAAGTTTTGCTATCACAGCAAATTACCAGATCACCATATTTAGATTTGAACTGCTTTGAATATGATCGGAGACTATTCAGGACCATATGCCGAATAAGATTTTCATCTAATTTCATTTTTGGATCATGACTAATCTGCTGCATCAGATTAGCGATTAATACTTGATTCAAGTCAACAAGAATTGACATTTATTACCTTTCAAAGTTCTGAGAACTTTCGATCCTTAAAATCACGAATTAAACAAATACCATCTTCAAGATATTCATATTCATGACTCATTACGGTGGCTGCATCCCATGCATCTTCAAGATTTCGATATGTTACGGATGATCCAAAATATTCAAGGATCATTTTATCATCACCTTTCCAATGATTTGTTTCATCATTGAACATACCATAAATATTATCAATCGCTTGGCTAAAGACAACACGATATTCAGGGCCATCAGTTTCAATAATATATATTCCATTATCAGCAGACATCACTAAGTTCCTTTTCATTCTTCATTATATAGTATATCATAATTTGGAGTTTTGTCAAGATATGTCTCTTCGACTTGATTCCAGACTTGACGCCTGACTTGATCATAGACTTGATCCCTGACTTGATCCCTGACTTGATTCCAGACTTGATTCCAGACTTGATCATCGACTTGATCCCCGACTTGAATCGAGACTTTATTCAAGACTTGATTCCAGACTTGATTCCTAACTGATTTCATTTGGTGTTTTCTTTGACTTGATTCCAGACTTGATGCCCGACTTGAACCCAGACTTGATTCAAGACTTGATGCCTGACTTGATTCGAGACTTGAGACCGAACTTGATCATAGACTTGATTCGAGACTTGATCCCAGACTTGATCCTTAACTGATATCATATTATGTCCATAAGTGTGAATAATATTTACCAAACAATCTATAACCATTCTGCATTCGAATCTGAATCTTTTTAATTCCATCACGATCAACTTTGAAAGTGTCATTTGGTCCACTGAAAGCTTCATATAGTCTTTTTTCTGGATCAGTTTCATCCTCATTGATACATTTCCATTCAGTATCAGATTTGCCTGAATAGAATTCTTCTTCCCAAGAATTGTCGATACTTTTTTCAAAAGCAAAGATCATTTCGTCTAATACATAATCCCATCGATCAAAATGGAACTCATCTGTGTCCCATTCATTTTCTTTTGGCTTTGCACTCGTTGATCTAAGATTTTCCGGAGCATCTTCATCATCGATATAAGGTGCACCATCTTTATTATTCTTCAACTTAACAAGCAAAGGATGAATAATGAGCGAGAGAGTATGATCCGCAGACCATGTATCATAATCATCAATTCGAATGATGATCTTTCTCTTCTTAAACTTTTTATTAAACCAGTCGAATGGCTTTGCTGATATCTTTTCGGCAATATTATCACGACCAGATTCGGATACACCAACATACTTCAGTAAAGCACAAAGTTGATATGGCCCAAACCAATATTTATAAGGTCCAATATTAATCTTCATTGTTCTATTCCTTGTTATGCGAATGATAAATTGTTTGATTCAAGACTTGATTCCAGACTTGATGCCCGACTTGATGCCTGACTTGATCTAAGACTTTATTCGAGACTTGATTCCAGACTTGATTATAGACTTGATTCCTGACTTGATTATAGACTTGATTATGGGCTTGATTCGAGACTTGATTTTTAACAGATTTCATCTGGTGTTCTCTCTGACTTGATTCCAGACTTGATTCCAGACTTGAATCCAGACTTGATTCGAGACTTGATTCAAGACTTGATCCCGGACTTGATTCGAGACTTGAATCCAGACTTGATTCGTGACTTGAATCCCGACTTGATTCCAGACTTGATTCGAGACTTGATCCACGACCGATTTCATTTTATGTTCTCTCTGACTTGATTCCTGACTTGATCCCGGACTTGAGACCAGACTTGAATCCCGACTTGATTATGGACTTGATCATAGACTTGATGCCAGACTTGATGCCAGACTTGATTCGAGACTTGATCATAGACTTGATTCGAGACTTGAATCCAGACTTGATCCACGACCGATTTCATTTTATGTTCTCTCTGACTTGATTCGAGACTTGATTCCTGACTTGATTCCAGACTTGACGCCTGACTTGATCCTTAACTGATATCATTTGACATTCTCTTTGACTTGAATCGAGACTTGATTCCAGACTTGAATCGAGACTTGATGCCAGACTTGATCATAGACTTGATTCT